TATTCCAACAGGGAGTAGTATTAAGAACTGTATCTAAATTTGTTATGGGAACAGAAGAGGATGCATTATTGCCAATCCCAGTTTTTTATGATCCCACTACTAAAAAAATTCTTAAGGCATCAGTTCCTAAGGATCTTAGAGATGAGTTCAAGGACTATATAATGGATTAATATTGAAGAATATATTTGATTGGTTAAAGGCAATTAATAATACTAAACCCCCAGTTGAATCATTTACGGATAAAGATTGGGAGGTTTGGAATAGTTACATGATCCATAGATTTATTTCTATGAACCCTGACTATATTGAGTTAGTTAATTTTATTCAAGATTATCCACCTCAAAACAAAAAAGCAATATATTCAATCTATAAAGAATATATTCCTAAAAATAATAAGTGGAATAAATATATTAAATCAAAAATAAAGGAACCAAATCAAGACTTAATAAAACAAATTAAAAAATATTACGAATGTTCAGCAAAAGAGGCAAAAGAATATTTATGTATATTAGACCAAAAATATATAAAAAATATATTATCTAGTATGGGATTAGAAAAAAAAGAAATAACTAAATTAATTAAATAAATTATGAATTTACAAGTGTATAAATTTTTAAAATCCGAAGCAGAGGCGGATAAAAATAAAGCTCTAGCTAGTATAGAATTATTAACTAACCACCCTGCAGGTATAGGTGATCATTCAACTAAAGATTATTGGGATAACTGTAATGAAGCTCTTCGTTTATTAGCATCGGCAGATGAAAGATTAGAAGTGTTAGAAAAATATTTCAATAATAAAGAACAAGTTAATGGGTGATTCAATAAGCAAATATCATGAACTAATTAGTGAAGAAGAATTTGACAAATTAGTTGAAAAAAATCCTGATGGTATAACAGTTAGTTTAGCTGTAGAAACATTTGAAAATGAATACCCAGAATTATCTGAAGAATATAAAAGAATTTCTGAAGAGATGTATGAAATGTTTGCTCGCAAACATATGGATTATGGTTTAAATAATATTGCTTTAGGTGGTGATTTAACTAATGCTGAAGATAAAAAATTTTCACTTACTGGTTTAGCAATTAGATTAACTGATAAAATATCTAGATTAAAAAACCTTTTAATTAACGGAAAAAATTATGTTAAGGGAGAGGGAATGGAGGACACGTTTATTGATATAGCTAATTATGGAATAATTGGTTTATTAGTAGGGCGTGATAAATGGAAAAAATAAGTTTTGGCTCGAAAAATCCCAAAAATAATAAAGGAGATTAGAAATAATCCTCCCGGAGAGGTTAATTTTGCTTATCAAAAGAATATTTCATATTCTCAATTATCTATATTTAGAAGTTGCCCCTATAGATGGAAACTTCAATATAAAGATAAAATTAAGAAATTTAATTCCTCTATTCATACTGTATTTGGAACGGCTATACATGAAGTATTACAACATTATTTAGATGTAATGTTTGATACAAGTGCTGCTAATGCAGATAGAATTAACTTGGAAGAATTATTTCAAGAAAAATTTATAGGGGAATACCAAGAACAATATAAAAAAAATAATAACCAACATTTTTCTACTGCTGAAGAAATGAGGGAATTTTTTGAAGATGGAGTTGGGATACTAAATTGGTTTGTAAAAAAACGAGCAAGATATTTTTCAAGAAGGGGTTGGCATTTAGTTGGTTGTGAATTACCAATTATTATAGCGCCAAATAAAATGTTAAATAACGTATTATACACAGGATTTTTAGATGTTGTATTATACAATGAAAATACAAAGACATTTAAAATAATTGACATTAAAACCAGTACTAAAGGATGGAATGCTAGGGATAAAAAGAATGAAGATAAGCATTTTCAATTAATACTGTATAAAAAGTTTTTTTCTGAACAATATAATATACCTTTAGAAAATATAGAAATAGAATTTTTTATTGTTAAGAGAAAAGTGATGGATTGGAATGATGAAAAAATCATGTCACCCCATCAAGCTTATAGAGTGCAAACATTTGCACCTCCGAGTGGTAAAATTAAAATAAATAGAGCTAAAAATGCGATAAATGACTTTATAAATGAATGTTTTAATTCAAGTGGTGATATTAAGGAAATTAATTATCCTAAATCACCTTCTAAATGGAATTGTACATTCTGTCCTTATGGGGAAGATAAAGAGTTATGTGGAGCAAAAGCGCATTTTGAGTAATACTTATATATGTATAATAAATGTTTTAAATAATAAAGATTATGACAAGTAAAAAACCTATGACACTTACAAGTGTTAAAGTCAAAAGTGATTTATTCGAGAATTTTAAAATTGAATGTGTAAAACGAAAATTTTCTTTTCAAAAACTTGCCGATCGGGCTTTGTTTTTGTATCTTACAGATGATGATTTCCGTAAACAAATTACTAATCAAGTAAATCTCGAAATAAATAATGAACAATAATTTTAAACACCTTCCTAAGGATAAAAGAAAGAAAATACTTTTAATTTGTGACGACTTAAGAGTACATTCTGGAGTGGCTACAGTGGCAAAAGAAATTGTGGTACATACTTCTCATCATTTTAATTGGGTTCAAATAGCAGGGTCTATAAATCATCCTGAAAAGGGTAAAAGATTAGATTTATGTGATGGTACTAATGATTTAGCAGGTATAAAAGATTCATCTGTATTCCTATATCCATGTGATGGTTATGGAAATGTACAAATGATTAGAGAAATTATAAATTTTGAAAATCCCGATGCTATATTTTTAATTACTGATCCTAGATATTTTATGCATGTTTGGAATATGGAACAAGAAATAAGAAAAAAAATTCCAATTACTTATTTAAATATTTGGGATGATTATCCTGCTCCATTATATAATAGACCATATTATGAAGCATGTGATTTACTAATGGGTATTTCAAAACAAACAGTAAATATAAATAAATTGGTACTTAAAGGACATGAGGGTAATAGAATTTTTAAATATATCCCACATGGTAAAGATCCTAAAGTTTACTTTCCACTTGATGATAATGATTTAGAATTAGTAAATTTCAAAAAATCAATATTAGGGGATAAAGAACCAAAATTTATTTTATATTTTAATTCTCGTAATATAAGGAGGAAACAAATACCTGATGCAATGCTAGCTTTTAGAGCATTTTTAGATTCATTACCAGAAAATGAAGCTAAGGATTGTTATATGATATTAAAAACCGAAAAAATTACTGACGCTGGAACGGATTTACCTAAAGTTAAAGAGTATCTTTTTGATGAAAGTTATCAGGATAATATTATTTTTGTAGATAGTAAATTGTCTGAACAACAACTTAATTGGTTATATAATTTAGCTGACGTTAGCATTTTGTTAACTTCTAATGAAGGATGGGGATTAGCTAATACAGAATCCATTTTAGCAGGAACACCAATCATAGCAAATGTTACTGGTGGAATGCAAGATCAAATGAGATTTATAGATAATGACGGAAATTGGTTTGAACCAGATGAGAATATTCCTTCTAACCACAGAGGCACATTTAAAAAACATGGTGAATGGGCGTTTCCAGTTTATCCAACTAGTAGATCAATTCAAGGTTCACCTCCAACTCCTTATATCTATGATGATAGATGTAAATGGGAAGATGCTTATGAAAGAATTAAAGAATGTTACGAATTAGGTAGAGAAGAACTTAAACGAAGAGGTAAAGAAGGAAGAAAATGGGCTACATCAGATGAAGCTGGTTTTACTTCTACTCACCAAGCTCAAAGAGTTATGGGGGCATTAAATGAATTATTTAGTATTTGGAAACCAAGAGAAAAATATGAAATAGTAAATGCTAACGATTATAAAGGAAAATTTTTAAATCATAAAATTATATATTAATGAGTAAACCACGTTTTGTAATAAGTTGTCCATTTGACACATATAGCGGTTACGGTGCTAGATCCAGAGATATAGTCAAAGCTATAATTGAATTAGATAAATATAAAGTTGAATTATTACCACAAAGATGGGGAGAAACATCTTGGGGTTTTTGTAAGGATCATCCAGAATGGGAATTTTTATATAAACATAAGGCGGGTGCTGATTGGCAAAAGTCAAAACCAGAATTATGGATGCAAATTACTATACCTAATGAATTTCAGCCTGTTGGAAAATATAACATTGGATTAACTGCTGGAATTGAAGCCACTGCTTGTAAAGCAGAATGGATTGAAGGTTTAAATAGAATGGATATTAATTGGGTTTCTTCTAATTTTGCTAAACAAACTTTTGAGCAAATGAGTTACGACCAAAAGGATCAAAGAACAGGTCAAGTGGTTAGAAAAATAAAATTAGAAAAACCTGTAGAAGTTATATTTGAAGGTGTTGATTTAACAACTTATAAACCAATTAAGCAATCAGAAATAAAAACCATAGATTTATCAGATATTAAGGAAGAATTTTGTTATCTTTTTGTTGGACATTGGATGCAAGGTGAATATGGCCATGATAGAAAAAATGTTGGTGTATTAGTAAATTCATTTTATAATGCTTTTAAAAATAAAATTGGTAAAAAACCTGCTTTAATACTAAAATGTTCTGCTGGTGTAGCTTCTTATCTTAGTCGTGATTCTATTTTAGATAAAATTAAACACATTAAAAAATCTGTTGGTAGTAGTAATCTACCTAATGTTTATTTGTTACATGGTGAATTTGATGATTCTGAAATGAATGAGTTATATAACCATTCTAAAATAAAAGCAATGGTATCATTTACAAAAGGTGAAGGATTTGGTAGACCATTACTTGAATTTTCCACTACAGGTAAACCGATTATAGCATCAGGTTGGTCTGGTCATATAGATTTTTTAGATAAAAACAGTATTGTCTTATTAGGTGGAAGATTAGAAAACGTACATGATTCTGCTGCTAATAATTGGTTAATTAAAGAAGCTCAATGGTTTCAAGTTGAACCTAAACAGGGAATAAGTGCTTTAAAGGAAGTATATAAAAAATATAAACAATATAGTAAAAGATCTAAAAAACAAAGACATTATGCAAAAACTAATTTTAGTTGGGATAAAATGAAGGAATTAGTAGGTAAAAAATTAGATAATACTCCTAATATTCCTACACAAGTTCAATTACAATTACCTAAATTAGAATTACCTAAATTAAGTTAATATGCAATATGATGAAATAATAAATTGTCCTAAATCAGGAGGTGATTTATGTTATAAAATGGAAGTAAATAAAGATATAACTAATTATCTTAGTTTATCTTGTGGGTTTTGGACTAATACTTTAATGAAAGAAGGAAGTGATTTTTATAACGAACAAATGTCTACACTACCTGAATTGCATAAAGATTTAGCTTGGGAAGATCCTTATACCAATTTAATTTGGATCCCTAATACAATTAATATTGAAGATAAAGGTATGGTTTTTGCTAATGGTGTTAGTGCCTTAGAATGGAGTTGGGGTGCAGTAAAAGCAATTCCATTAGGGGAAGATGATGTAGCAAAAGTAGAAGGTCAAACACATAAAATGGATATGTCATCTTTAAAATCTTTTAATGAAAGAGATTATATAGAGGCACTTTCATTTATAGGAATACTACCAGAATAAATGAATATATTAGTAACAGGAGGAGCGGGGTTTGTTGGAACAAACCTAATTAAAAAATTATTAAAAGAAAAACATAAAGTAGTTTCTTTAGACAATTATTCTATTGGAACTGAGGATAATCATGTTGATGGTTGCACATATATTTCTGGGGATGTTAATGACATTGAAGATTTATTTGTATTGGAAACATTTTTAGAAAGCAGAAATTTTGATATTATATTTCATTTAGCTGCATTATCTAGAATACAACCTTCTTTTAATTCACCTAATAGAACATTCGTAGCTAATACTGTAGGTACTCAAAAAGTATGTGAATTTGCTAGAAAAAGTAATGCTAAAGTAGTATATTCTGGTTCATCATCTAAATGGCATAACCCTTATCAATCTCCCTATGCTGCTTGTAAACATTTTGGAGAAGAAATTTGTAAAATGTATAAAATAACTTATGGAATGGATATTGAAATTGTTCGTTTTTATAATGTTTATGGACCAGGTGAAATAGTAGATGGTGATTGGGCAGCTGTTATTGGTAAATGGAGAAGTCAAGTAAGAGATGGAAAACCAATTACTATTGTAGGTGATGGTGAACAAAGAAGAGATTTTACTCATATAGATGATATTGTAGATGGTTTATGGAAAATTGGTATAAAAGATATTAAACATGAAGACGCTTGGGAATTAGGTACAGGGCAAAATTATTCAATTAATGATGTTTATTTAATGTTTAAAGAAAGATTTGGGATAGATTATATTAATATCCCCGACCAATCAGGTAATTATAGAGTTACTTTAAGAGAAAATGATGATAGCTTAAATAAATTAAATTGGAAACCCTCGGATAAATTAAGAGATTATATTTTAAGTTTAAATAAAGATTAAATATGAAAATTAGTTATGCAATTACAGTTTGTAATGAATTTGTAGAGATTCAAAAATTAATTCCATTTATTTTAAAACATAAAAGATCAATTGATGAAATTGTTATTTTATATGATCAGAAAAATGGAAGTGAAGGTGTGGAGGAATACCTTAGAAGCCATTCAGTAAATAGTGAATTTGCTTGGCACGCAGGTGATTTTGAAAACCATTTTGCTGATTGGAAAAATAAATTAACTTCATTTTGTTCTGGGGATTACATTTTTCAAATAGATGCAGATGAAATACCGCATGAAGTACTAATAACTAGTTTACATAAAATTTTAGAACAAAACCCAGATAATGAAGTTTATTTAGTACCTAGAGTAAATACTGTTGAAGGATTAACACCAGAACATATTAAAGCATGGGGATGGAGAGTAAATGATGAAGGTTGGGTTAACTGGCCTGATTATCAATGGCGTATCTGGAAGAATAAACCTAAAATTAAGTGGATAAATAAAGTTCATGAAAAATTAGATGATTATAAGACATTTGCTTCTATTCCACCTATAGAAGAATATGCTTTATATCATCCTAAAGATATTAAAAGACAAGAAAAACAAAATAAATACTATAGTACTTTATGAAAAATAACTTTATAATACTTAGTACTTGCTATAATAAAGGTAAATGGGTAAAAAATTGCGTTAATAGTTTAAAATCCCAAAGCAACCAAAATTTTAAGGTTTATTTTGGTTATGATAAATCTACAGATGATACTTTAGATAATTTAAAAGAGGCAATAGGTAAGGATAAGGATCAATATAAAATTATTCACAATAAGGGAGAAAAAAGTTTTTTAGGTAATTTTGTTTATTTGTATAATTACCTTAAAAAGAATAAATTAGTAAATAAAGAAGATATAATAATAGAAATAGATGCTGATGATTGGTTATTAGATTGTTTTGTACTAGATGTAATTGATAAAGCTTATCAAAGTAAAAAAACATTTATGACTTATGGTCAATATATAGAGTATCCTAAGGGTAACTTAGGTGGACATTTCAACATGACTATTGACAATGAAGTAGATAGACTTAATGCTTATAGACGTGCTCCATTTCCTTATTCACACTTAAGAACATATAAATCTTGGTTGTTAGACAAAATTACAGATAAAGATTTAATAAATCCTAATACTGGAAAATACTTTAAACATGCAGGAGATTTTGCCTTATGTATGCCTATGGTTGAATTAGTAGGTAAAAAACATATTACAAGAATTGATGATCCTATTTATGTTTTAAATAGACATGATGATTTAGAAAATGAATCCAAAGAACATTTAGAGTCACAAAAAGAATCTGATGGTTTAATTAGATTATTACCACCAAGAAAAAGATTAGAGTTTAAATTTAAAAAAGATAAAAACATAACTACACTAATTGGTAGTTGCGATAGTTATAGTCCTCTTTGGAAAAATTTTGATATCTTATTTGATAAGTATTGGGGGTTAGAAACAGAAAATATATTAGTTAGTGAAACTGTAAGTCAACTGGATACCCCATTTATTCAAAATTATAAAGTCTTAACAGACGGAACAGGTTTAAAATGGGGAG